CCAATAACTTCATTTTCTTTTTCTTGTGCGAGCGTAGTCATACAGACCTCTCGTTAAATTGTCCAACATGCGCCATACGGCGATAAAAGGTACTTCTACAATCTTTATAGATCTCTTAATTTATCTTCTAAATCAATTATTTCGCGTTCTGCCCAAGCCAAGCCTTCGATGATGCCGGTGACCTTACGATACTCTTCCATGTCTTTCGCGGATCCCACGGCCAGATGATCAGCCAATTCGTTCATCTGATCCCTCAGCTTTTTTTTGAGCAACGATAAAACGTCATCACTCACTCGTATCTTCCTTTGCTAAGTCTGTTATCAGTTTCATACCTTCGGCTTCTTCTTTTGCCTCTCGCATCTTTTGGTCTGAATCTGCCTTAAGTGCAACTTTCTGTGCTTCTAGTTGCAACTCAGCCGCATCCATCTGCTGTTCTGCATCTAGTTTTTCTTCAAGCAACGCGAGCTTTTGTTGGTCGAGCATTTGCTTCGCTTGATCCGCTTGAGCCTTGCGCTGTACCTCTGATTGGCGGATCTGCAACTCTTGTTGCTTCATTTGAATAATTGGATCTTGCTGTTGCTGTGCTTGTTGTTGCGCCGCCGCCTGCTGTTGCTTCTTGCCCATTAACTGGTCTGCCGCATCGGCCACCAGCTTGCTCAATCTCTTTTCTATGTCCTCTGGTAGCGGTTGACCCATCGGTGGTAGCTCTGTTCCAAGTTCTTCTTCTATCTGTCTGCGGTATATAAATGCCAAGTGTTCTCTAACATGTGCATCTAACGCACTCATAATAGCCTGACCCGCAGGACTGTTCTGAACTTGCTGGGCCATTTGAGGATCGTTCTTTAGTGCCATGTGGACACGGTTGTGAGCTTCATGGTCTTGATACTCGTAAACCTTGACCGGCTCTTGGGTCATCATGGCCTGATTTTCTGTAATCGGATCCTTAGCAGGTACTTCGTCAGGCATTGGTACAACCTTATCTGCATTCGGTATTCCGATTAGTTCCATCATCTGCCTGTGTAATAGCGGCAAGTCATACATATTCGGAGCCTGCTGTGCGAGTTGCAGAGCGGCCTGATACTGCATGATGCGTTGCGCCATTGTAGAAGCATTCGGATCCGACACCGGAACCACATCAATGCGATCATCAAAGTCTTCAGCCTTAATGCCTTCGCCTGCGTCCGTTTCATACGGATAGTCCGGGCTCGTGAAGTCAGCAATGATCCTTGCTAAAATCTTGTACTCCTGCTTGAGGCTTGCATGGATCCTAGCTTGGATAGCAGACTGCACCTTCATAGCGCGTTCCATGATTGCAAGAGTGGTCCCTACGGGAGCCTCTTGGTTCATGTCTGCTACTTTGAGATCCGCCATAGACGCGAAACGCCTGCCTTCCTCGACGATGTTACCCAGTAACTGATAAAGGACCGAAGAAGGTTCCTTATAAGGAAGGAAGGTGATATTGTCGCGAATAACCCCGCCCGGCACATCAACGTCTCTAAACTCGCCCGGCATAATGGGCGTGTCGTCGCCCTTGATTCTGAGTCCACGAGTCTTAAGTCCTCCCGGTAGATTGGATAGTGTGCCCGCGTCTACTAGCTGTCTAAGGAGGCTAGTCGCGGACTTGGCTAATCCTCCAATCATATGAATCAAGCCAAGGTTATAAAATCCGATGCCGGGAACGTATCCGTAATGCACAAAGTGCTGTTTCTTAACCTTGTTCTCGTCATCTTCATCCCAATTTCTGTAAATAGACAAGATTGTATCGCTTGCTTTGTCTATCGTGACTACATAAGGAAGTGCAATACCATCTGCATCTTCAAAGCCGGGCAGGTCTACGTCCACATGCATCTCAAGTAACTGATGGCGATCTTCGGTATCCCCTGACGGTGACACGCCTCCGATGTCATTGAATTTATCGGTGATTGGATTGTCTTCGATATATCCCGTCGTGAGTTCTACATCACGATAAAAACCACTAACCTGTAGCTTTCTAATCTGATTTGTACTGCGGTTCATTACATGGGTGTAACGCTCTGACTGTTCTAAGTCAGCTTCGTTAAACGCAACCACAAAATCTTCGGCAGGCACGAACATAGACGTGGGCCTACCCAGCGACGGATCATAGTAGATCTTCCTAAACGCACTACCAGCCAATGGCAGGCTAAACAAAAGCTTCTCTGTTTCAGACCGATATTCAGTCATAACTTCAAGAAGCTGATAGTTCATGTAGTCTTGGACACGCCTTGCTTGGTCCATGCGGTCTTTTGTTTGTAGCCCCCAGCATTGTGTCTTGACTGGACCTTTGGCAGGCATAATCTCCTGAATCGTCTGACTCTGGAACCGGACCACGGCCTCAGACAACATCGGGTGGAATACACCACACGCTCCTGACCATGGGGTGGTGCGCTCTTCAATCTCCAGACCTAACTGGTCAAGTCCCTGTTCGTAGGTTTCTTCCCAGTCGGATCTGCTGTTTTTGTCAGAATCGAACTTACCAACCAAATCCACTGCCAAGGTTTGTAGCTCGTCATCGTCTATAACCTCAGCAAGGTTGCCGTCGAACCCCACATCAGGCATCTCATCATCTGCGGATGGATCAAAATCAATCTCAATACCGCCGTCCTCAAGCTCAGTAACTAGTGAGTCTTCTGGAATTAGCCCCTCTTCAACGACCGTGAGCCCTTCTGCACCCATTTCAAAATCATCTTGGTTCAGTAGGTCTTGCAGGGGTTTATCTACCGCCATGTATATCCTTCTTTGATGTAAGCGCCTAAGACACTATGCTAACATAACACCTTATAGTCAATAATAGTTGGCTTTTCGCATCGGCAGTAAATCATCCCAAGGATCATCACTTTCCAAATTTATGAAGCCACCTTGCCGAAATCTCAACAACGCCTGTGTCGATGAATCCACCAAGTCGTCATGCTCTCCAGTAGGAAAGGCGGCAAACTCTTCTATGACTTCTTCTGCCCAGCGTTTTTTGGGTGCCCACACTCTACCGCTGTGAAATAGATCTGACACCGCGTTTACCCTCGCGATTTTATCGCGGCCTCTGCCGGGAGTGTATTCTGAGACAGGTATGCCGATTCGTCTAAGCTCAAAGATCAAAGGGCTACCTGCCGCCTTAGCTTCTACTATAAAAGCATCAGGCTCATACTCTTTGTACATCTCATAGGCGCGTTGCTTCAAGTCCGGAAATTCTAGCCGTTCTTGTAAAGCATCTAATAAAATTATATTGGCATCACCATCTTCGCCATAGAACACACCCCACGTTGTGCAAGCACTGTAATCAGCAGTTTCTTTTGCAAGGAAGGCAGTATCCCACGATTGAATCACGAAATCACATGCCGGTGGTCTTGATTGAGTCCATTCCTTCCACCATTCCCGCTTAATGATCGCACCTTCTTCCGATGTCGGATCCTGCTGGTACTGGGCGCTCCACTTACTGACCGGAAGTTCTGCTTTTAATGCTTCTAGCTGGTCAATCGGCCAAAAGCCGGGCCATAGCGGGCTACCACTAGGAAGGATGGCGGGAAGTTCGATAATCTCCCATTCATCACTGCCACCTCGCTCTATGGAGGCTTTGAGGATGCTCCCAGTTAGATCTCGCTTAGACCAGCGAGTCATAACTAAACATATAGCACCACCCGGCTGTAATCTCTGACGCGGACCCGAAGTGTACCATTCATACGTTTTATCGTACACAGAAGGGTCGTTTTGTGCGGCCTCCTGCTCAGAATGCGGGTCATCCACGATTAAGATGTCTGCACCCTTACCGGTTACGGCACCGCCAACACCGATAGCGAAATAGTCTCCACCCTTGTTTGTGTTCCAACGACCAGCCGCCTTGGAGTCAGCACTCAGCCGTACTCCTGAGAATATTTTTTCATAGTCCTTGGATCCAACCAAGTTACGAACCTTACGGCCAAACCCCACTGCCAACTCTGCGGTATGTGCAGTCTGGATAACCTTTTGGTCTGGAAACCGACCTAGATACCACGCTGGAAATAAATGCGAAGCAAATTCTGACTTGGTGTGCCTTGGTGGCATATTGATGATTAGGCGCTTGAGTTCACCATTAGCTATACGATTAAACGCATCTGCCATTACCCTGTGGTGATCGCCTTCTATGAACGCAGGCCAAACTTGTTTTACAAATGCGAGGAAGTCCTCATGCGAATTCTCCCTTGCTTTTGCATCATTAAGTTCTTCTACCAACTCAAGTATCTGACGCTGTTTTTCAATCGGTAATGCGTCCAGCAACTCAAGATTCATCTATACACCTGTCATTCAAGGCATCAAGGCCATCCCAGCATGGTTGGTGGTGCGCCGTACAAGCAACGCAAAAAAGCAGTGTGAGCATCAGCCACTTCTTTATACCCCACACATTCCCTCACATTCGTTATTAAACAGATCTATTTGATTAGGGTCGTTGGGAATGGTCTTAAGCCAACTCATTTTGTTTCCAGCTTAATTAGAAAGGCAGGAGTTCCTTCGCCAACCCACGCCCCTACTTGGTTGAAGTAATAAAACTCCTCCGCTTCCTCATGCGTCATCCCGTCCCTCTCCATCAGTTTCGCGATTACTTTTTCGCGATCATACACTATTACCGGCACATCTAGACCAAAGCGTTCCAAGATTCCTATAGCGCAATCGTCAAAATCATTCATGCATATGGCGCCTTCTACGCCGTGTCGGTCGGTCAAGATCTCCGTCAAAGTCTGACTCATATTCCCCTCTCTCTATTACAATGTGAGCTAAAGTATACCATAAGTCACTATTGGAAGGATAGCCCAGTTGCGCAAGGTATTCTTCTAAGATGACATCAGCAGTTTTTCCTATCACCTTGTACTTGTGTTCGCCCGTGGACTTTTTAATAAATGGCTCGAAATAGTCCGGATACTTCTTAGCGAGATCCTCCGCAGTAAAGGGAGAGGTGTTCGAGTGACGCATCAGGGCACAACGTTTCTTAGCTATTAAGTAGACCTTAACAGCTTCATCCAGCACAGTTTCGAGATCAGGTAAGTCAGGCACGATCTAATATACCCCGTTAAGCCGAAAATTTGCAAAAAATTTTTTTGGGATTAGGAGTCCCAAGCCCATTTTTAGTGATTAAGTGAGCAAAACAGTGTTTTTTAGATCAGGGAGAGTGGCCCGCAAATAGGGGTGGTCCCACCCACTACCTACCTTGATATCACGCTGTAAGCATGGTACCTTTCTTGTATAAGAAAGGCACACACAATGTGAGCCTGTAAACAAAGAAGGGAGGGAGCATGCACAAGCAAACAGAATCGCACGGCAACAAGTGGTTTGATGTTGCTGATGTTCAAGACTTTGAGTCGCAAGTCATGAGCATTGCGGAACACAATGGCACGTTTACAGAATGTCTAGACAAACTAGACAGCGACACTGCCATGGTCGTCACCACGATGTACCAAGGGAAAAAGGATGCTGAACCACAGAAGCGCGTTTTCGCGCCGATCCTTTTCCAGAACGTCGAGTACATCCGCGAGATCAACCCCGAAACTGAGAAGCCGTTTGGCCTCCAGCCTGTGGGCGAGTTTCTAGGGATGCACGAAAACAAGGCAGGAGTGTGGAGGTTCTCAGGAATCGACCTCGACAGAAGGTTGGAGATCCCTGCTGATGATGTAGAGCAAGATTCTCCATACCATTGCTTGAGACAGCAGACTGTCCCCGCTGTGTCGAGAGTCATGGCATCAAAAGGAAAGAATACGATGCTGAAGATAGGTCGAGTAGCAACGTCGAAAGTAATCACTAACCAAAACCTAGTTTAATCCTAGGGATAACAGGGAGCGGGTCGAGAGACCCGCTCCCAAGGGAGAAGCAAAATGATTGACGAAAAGATGATAATGAAACGCCTAGAAGGTTTCGCTCAGCAGATGAGCGAGGTAGGTGAGAAGGTGATGGACAATCACACTGAGATGGCTAATTGGGTTTGGGATATCCTTCAGCTAATCCTAGCGGTCAACAATGCCGATGACGGATCCGCTGAGCCATGCAGGGAATTGTCAGAAGCTAGAGGCAATCTCGTTCAACACCTTTTTACTGAAGGTGGAGAGAAAGGGATTGAATTGCTGATGGAGAAGAAAGCTTTCCTTGAGCAAGCTGAACAGATCACTGAAGAAGTAGATAAGATGAGGATGGAGCTAGACTTGGCCGAAGCCTTGAGTCGAGGCCAAGCTAACTAACCTAACCACTAGAGGGAGGGACTAGAGATAGTCCCTCCCTCAAAGGAGGATGCCGTGATCCACATTAGCGAAGTACTTAAAACTGTACTGGCTGAAATTTCTGACCAGTCACCAAGAGATGTTCAGTTGAATCTTTTCAAGGAGGAGAATGATGTACGACCAAGACGGTCTGTTCGTAGTGGTAGCTCTAGCATGCATGCTAGGATTCCTAGCCGTGGCAGGGATCGTGGAGTGGATCCTAGAGAGGAGGGATAAGTAAAGGGATAGGACACGAGGAGGGAGGGACTAGAAATAGTCCCTCCCTTTTTTTGTGCCTGCTAGTCAGGCTTTGTGTACCGGGTCAATTGCTCTCATCTCGCTCTTGCGAATACACCGGTTCAGAGGGAGAGCCTTTCATGTACCGCGACCAGTCAGGTGCGAAGCCCTCCACTTCTCCACCAAACACGAGGTTGAACCGCATCGGCATGACTTCGATATCATTGCAAGTATTACAGCACCTTCCCTCTGCTACTGGCTGAGCGTTGTGTCCGTAGCCAGTAACTGGATCCTTACAGATCACGCATTCCATTGTCTTGCTCCTGTCGTTTAGGGTACAAAGAAAATGGGTGGGCAGATCCGAAGACCTACCCACCCAGTACTACTAGGGAGAATGCACGACCAAGTTACAATGATGTTGTCACATCGTCAAGCCACTCCGGCACCACCTTTTAAAAACAGATAGGTACGGACGTACTATCTTTTAAAGAAAGATAGGTACGGACATACAATCTTTTAAAAAATATAGGTACGGACGTTCACATATGGACAAAAAAATAGGGTCAGCCCCGAAGGACTGACCCCGACTAGGCCTTGCCATCTACGCGTAGTGGAGTATGCCTAGTCTTTTTTTTAGAATCCTACTCCCATAATCAGATTCATATAACCCTGAACCTTACGCTCCCCACAATCCTCGCACTCATAGTTCTCGGCGTCAGGCTCGCATCCGTCCTGCTCATATCCGCAAGCGGTACAGATCCCAACGTTCTCACCATAAGACTCTACTCTCACGGCTACATCATAAATCTGCTCAGTAGTTATGAGATTCTTATGGAATCTTCTCTTGTTCATGGCATTCTCCTTTTGAAATGAACATGTATTAATTTACTACCATAGTAGGTCTATGTCATGGTAGGTTGCGGTAGCTTGTGGGCATTGGCTGACGCCTTTTAAAAAAAGATAGGTACGGGCGTGAGGTGCGGGCGTGAGGTACCGGTAAAAAAAAAGAGCCAGTCCCGAAGGACTGACTCCCTTTTCTATTCGCTAGTTAACTACAATCTCTAGCTGATTTTCATCTACCCATGTCCCTGACTGGTGGACTAATTCCTTTCCTAGCTTATGGAATCTAGCCATAGATGTCGGCAGATCTCTGATGTTCCTATCCTTTAGGATCTCAGTCGTGGCGTTATTGAATCCCCATAGCGTGGTCTCCTCAAACTCCTCATGCCTAGGGTTGCGGTATTCCTTAAGAATCTTTTGCCCGTATGCCCATGGGAACGCACCCTCATCTGCCAACCTCACTAGGAAGTCATGCACCACGTTGTCCTCTAAATGTGTTCCTTTATAGGACTCGACTAGTTGGCGGTGGTCAGTGTGTGCCACGTCAATCTCGCCTGCCAGATTGTAGAGCCTTTGTGGTAGTACATGTCTTACGTTCACGCTATGCTTGTGACGTGTCGAGAAGTCGCCCATGAAATCTAGATTGGTGCAGACCATCACAACCAACCCGGCAACCATACCCGCTGACATGGTCTTATCGTGAGAGTTGCGGATCCCGATAGCTAGGCTGTAGTCCTGCCCAATTGCCACGTCCTCACGTTGAATCTTTAGGACACCGAACATCCTAGCAGACTCAAACATCACGTCCTGATCTCCAACTGGTAGCTTGCCCGCTTCCAAAGCAAACATCTGCTCAGTGATACCCCAACCGAAACTATCTAAGGTGTTATGCACCATGTCCAGAAACTCTGAATGCGGTAGCGGAACATGGGACCGAGTCTCTGGTGGTGTGATTGAATTCCGAACCTGTTCTTCAGTAACCTTTGTTCCGCCTATCAGTGTTGTTCTAACGTTAGCCATTGGTCATTCTCCTTTTTTAAATGGCGATTGAATTAACTGATAGAAATTTACAATGATACTATAAGGTTGGCAAGGTAGGTCACCACACCCTTGTGCTGTCAACAGAAAATATCTTTAAAAAAAAATAGGTACGGACGTAAGGTACGGACGTAAAAAAAGGGGCCGACCCGAAGGCCGACCCCTGACTGGGCGGGAGAGTCCCAGTCACTTCCTAACAAACCCATACAGATCTTTCATGCTTGGGCCGTCTTCTATATGAGATTCGACCAGCTTATTTGCTCCCTGCTGTAATTCCGATTCCAGAATGGGATAGAGTAGGTCGTACACCCACTCTTCCACATAGCCCACAACGAATCCATCCACTTGTATCTCTATCATGATGCCACCTCCTCTACTACTAATCCAAACTCATCGCAATCCTCACCACAATAAATTTTAGGATCCTCATACTTTTCTTTCTTCCATATCTTTCGGGCCTCTTCTTCTGTTTCAGCCTCAACAGTATGCTCGAATGAATCTGTTCTAGACCAAGTGAATGTAAACTTTTTCATGATGGCACCTCCCCTACCATCTTTTCAAATTCTTTTTTAAGTGCATCCGTTACAGCTTCCAGTCCGTGGATTGCATCGACGATGTCGATCTCTTTTAACTGGTGTGCTAATTGCAACACCCAGATCGGCGTCGTCTTATCCTTAAGTAGTTCCTCCATGATTTCTCCCTATTAAATTAGACTATTAACACTATAAATCTAACTCATTCTACCTCTTTGTCAACCTGCTCTGCCTTCTTTAATTTTTTTTCTATTGCTCTGTCAACGTCACGCCAGATAAGATCTATCGTGTCATCCTCTAGCCAAACCTTTCTAATAAAAATTTTAGTTTGATCCTCATCTTCATATGCATGCACGTCTATTGATATCGTTACGTCTAGGTCTGCTTCCTCTCTCATATTAAAACTCCTCTAGGTACGGACGTAAGGTACGGGCATCAGACGATCCCGAACCCTAACAAAATTAAAAACACCATTAGAAAAAATTGTAACCAGCCAGTAATAGTTTCTTTCATTTTTTTTTAGGTTGCGTAGAGGAGCGGGTAACCAACCCCGCCCCTCCACTGGTTAACAGTCTACTGAATGACGACGAACCCAGACGTGTCATTCTTTGCGGATCCCTTAGCAAGTAGCCCAACTATACAAGGGTTAGGATCTCGGAACCTCCAATCGTTTGCGGTGCCATCAATCACTGGCAATCCGTACCAAGTTTTGGGTAGTTCCTTTTGGAATACTACAGCCAAATTCATTCCGTTATTAAGTGCGGTATCTAGGTCTTTAGTCGTTGACTCTTCCGACCTAGAAAAAGTTAGCTGGTAGTTTTCGGGTAGGTCTTTTCTGTTTCTGTGTTTCGTGTAGTCGTAGAATTGTACACCGGGAAAGTCTTTCATGAATTCGTGACGCTCCCAACGTATGTCGCTAGTTCCGTTGAGCCTTACCACTGGATCTAAATTCTTTTTAATCGCTCGGCGCTCTACGCTTGCGATATCGTTAACCAACCAGTCTAGAAACTGGTCACGTTTCTCGAAAAACATTCGAGTCTTCCGGATCCTAGCATTCCTTACACTATCCATCCGGCCCCGACCTTGTACCATTAGGCACACATCCGCACATCCCTTAGTAGCCGAGGCACATACGTTGAAGCCTGATTGCGTATGCGAAGCCAAATACATAATGGCCCCTTCGATTCCGTCAGCCTCAGCACCTTTCAACTTGGGCGATGAGTCTGCAAATCCTAAAAGTTTCATGTCTTTCTCCCTTGAGAAGTTTAACTGTATCAATTTACAATCATCTTGCTACCTTGTCAAGCTTAGCCCAGAAACCACCCATCCATCTATCCGTTCTAACCTCGAAAGCAAAGTCTAATTCCCCTTCTGCCTCTGCCTCTCCTATCACGTCTAAAAGTTTTTCTACTTGTTCGTCACTTTCAAGAGTGATTGTAACTCTGATCCCTTCCATCTGACCATCTCCTTAGCTAAATGAATCCCACCCACCTAAATATAACATCATGTTATCACGTTATCAAGGTAGGTCAAGGGCAGAAGATAGAAAAAACAACAGGTACGGGCGTAAAAGGTACGGACGTGGCCGATCTTAAAAGGAAAATAGGTACGGGCGTAGCTGTTTTAAAAAAAAATAGGTACGGACGTAGGATACTGGCACAAAAAAAGCCCTCGCCACCGGTGCGAGAGCCATTGCTACCCTAGTTTAAAAGGTAATCTATTTAAAACTCATAATCTACTAGATAAACTGGTAGACTAAACCAGTAATCTAGTAAACTAGTAGTCTAGTTAACTAGTTCTATCTACTAGTATACTAGTTTTAGGTGGTTGTCAAGGGTTTTGGGTGCGAAAGTTACCCTGTTTAGCCCAGTTCTAGTGCCTGAGTCCCTAGTTGCGCTAGTTCCGTACCACTAAACACAGGGTATATCAATTCATCTCGAAGTCGAAACCACTGAGTGCTTCTTGTAGCTCCTTATAAATCTCATCGCTACTTCTGTGTACAATATTAACTGACGTGCTATCATCGAACAGCTTCTCAGTCTTAGCTAAGATTTCCAGTGCCCTGACTCTCACACTTGGAGCGTTGTCTTCGTTACTGGCTTCGGCTTGAAGGCTTTGTATTATCCATGCTTTCGAGAGTTTCTTCTGTTCTCGTTTAGCTACTGCGCTGTCGTCTTTAAGTTCTTGGATCCGGTTCTTAATCTTCTCCATCTTACAAAGCTTGGTTGCTTCATTGGATGCGCTTCGTCTGTTAGATTCGTCCGCATCGTAGGCTTTGATATATGCATCCGTCTGGCTGTGTCCTCGTGCTACAAACGCACAGAAAGCAGACTGCTTCGGTGTCAGGGTAGTGCCCCTAGTCATATCGCCTCCGGTAATAGGTTCATACCCATGTTAAACAGGGCTTTATCAAAGTGCAAGTAATTGCTACCTCTTGACAAGATGACATGGTTACATATATTTCTTGTGTCGGTACTCTGGAATGTGCGCCTTGCGAGGTGATAACCGGAGCTAAGTGAGACCTGAAACAACTGTCTGCCAAGGTCGAGAAGCCACAAACAATCACCCTCATATAGAGGAGCAGAAGATGGACAGGAAATACCACAGAAGTACAGCACATCAAGCCTTGAGAGATATCTTGGCTACTATGGTCTCCGAATTAAAGAGAGATCGCAAGCGCATGGAACCCCAAGATGTGGCCTTTGACTTGGGCTACATAAGCGCACTCACCTACGCAATTAAAGTAGAGGTACAGAACAGCATGAGCTTCGGGTATGTTCATGACCTAATGAAGAAGGATAGCGAACAAGCGAGCCGTGTGCTTGGGAGGGTATCCTAATGAGTTTACCAGAATTGAGTAAAGGAAATGTCTGGCTGGAAGTGAGTCCAGATGAAGAAATTGCAGAGTTGTACTTTGATGTCATTGACCTGCACAACACGATGGCAGGTCATAAGTTTCGTGACGAAAAAAGAAGGCATGCAGGGACAGACAATGAAGACACAGCAGGTGATCTCATTGATAATATCAAGTACATAGTTGACAAATTAGCTGGCCGATGCAAGGGGGGTGAATGATGAGAGATATCACTGAACGCATCGACGAACTGTGTGAATGGATGTACGGACACACCCACTGGGTATGCTTGGACACCTTGAGTGACCAAGAGAAGGTGGGTCTGGATAAGGTGGCTGATATAGGAAGCGTGGATGGTCAGCAGGTAGCCTTCTATTACGACGAAAACTATATAGATCCACAGACACCTGTGCGCGAGGCACTGAAAGAGGCGAGCATCTCAATCGCCTGTGCCCTAGAGGATGACATGGAGAATTTGCAGATGTCAGACTTGAAACACATCCAAGATAAGATCACTGAGTTAGAGAACCTGCTTGATCCGGTACCCTTTACTAATGGGCGTAACCAAGGAGTAACATCATGACAGTTAGACACGAGCATGAGACGGAATTCCAAGAAGCCCTAAGAGAAGCAAGCATATCTATCGCTTGTGCCTTAGACGAAGTCCCTAGCACCGAAGACCTTGAGCATATCCAGACTCAAATTACGATACTGGAAAACAGGTATAAACCTGTGGCCCTGCTCACCTGTCATACCTGTGGCAAGGTGCGACTAAGCAATGGGACATGGGTTGCTCCCATGGAGGAGATGCCAGATGACAGTTAGACACGAGCATGAGACGTGGATCAATACCCACATGAGCAAGATTCACATCTTGATCCGGCTGAAGGAGATGATGTATGAGTGCGACCGGCAAGGTGATGCTAGATCCAATGAGTTACGTCTTCAGTACATCGAAGACTTCACTAAGACACTGGCAGATATTGAGAACAGCTTGTATGTAAAGTTGGATGACGTAGGAGATGGACTGTGATTCACATTGAGCAAGTTAAAAAGCTATCAGAATGCTACACTACCTTGAGTGGTATAGCAGATGAGCTTGACGGAAACAGAGAGCTATGCGATTGCTGTGGTAGAGATTCGTGGAACAACCTTACCGAAGGTCGTCTCGCACGAGAGGTTGAAGCAATGGCACGGAAGACGCTAAAGTGTATATCATTAATTAAAAACGAGCTAAGATGAGAACAAGAAAAGCTAGAAAGTTATTAAGGCGTGGCCTCCTCATCGCTAGGGTGAGGGGGCACAAGCCCCAGTTGATATCACACGCTGGGGCACTCAAGCTATACGGATGCCCGAACAAGAACTGCTCTACAACACTAGAGGCTTGGGATAATCCAGAGAACGTGGGCGGAGCCATGCTTCACTCGTACTGCAACACACCTAAGATGTTCTGGTTGCGCAAGTTTATTATCAAGCTTATCGGTTTTTAATATGTTAGCTAGCTTCTTAGCGTTTCTTTTTTTCTTGTGCTTGATCCTAATCATCGCACTAGCAATTCAAGAGCCCTACGAATAACTGGGGGCGACAGGCTTTGACATCCCGAAAGGCTCGCAAGAGCAAGGGGTGCACTCCGGTTCGATTCCGGACGCCTCCATAATTGAAAACCCCCTAGGGTATGGAGAGAGAGGACACTTCACATAGCCTAGGGGGAGACGCGCAAAGGAGGGGAAACACGCCTGTTTTTATTAACCTACAAGTTATTCTATTTGTTGG